GGGAACACAATCGTGCGCAAACTGAGTTTGAGATAGGGGTAGTCAAAATTTTACGGAAGCGTGATACGCAGGCTGATGCGTTTTTAAAGGCAAGGTCGGAGTTCAGCACCGATACGCTTCCACCATTTTTAAAAAAGGATAAGACATGAAATTAAAAATTGAATATAAAAAAATTGATGAATTAATTCCATACATCAATAACAGCCGGACACACAGCCCTGACCAAGTGCAACAGATTGCCGCAAGCATAAAAGAATTTGGTTGGACTAACCCGTTGTTGCTTGATGGCGAAAATGGAATCATTGCCGGTCATGGCAGAATGCAAGCCGCAAAGTTACTTGGCGAAAAAGAAGTGCCAACCATTCAACTTGATGGCTTAACTGAAATGCAAAAAAAAGCCTACATTATTGCCGACAATAAATTGGCATTGAATGCCGGCTGGGATGAAGAATTGCTTGGCGTTGAATTAATGGATTTGCAAGACGCAGGATTTGACATAGACATCATTGGCTTTAATCAAAGCGAACTTAAAAAGTTTACCGACCCTGATTTAGAAGAAGGTCTGACTGACGAAGATGAAGTTCCCGAAACACCTGTTGAAGCCAAAACAAAACATGGTGATTTATATTTATTAGGTGAACACAGGTTGCTTTGTGGTGACAGCACAAAAGAAGCCGATGTTAAAAGACTGCTAAAACCATTCCATGATGTGACTATGCATTGTATTAGCGACCCACCATACGGAATTGCATACGACCCAAAATCATATAAATACGGAATGATTAAAAATGACGATGTGTTCTTGGATTACATTGGGCTTGCCAAAAAATATACAAACGGCTTCTTTTTTATGTGGACATCATACCAAGTGGTAGATGAATGGATAAAAAGAATTAAAGAAGAATTTGAAAAAATAACAAATCTTATTGTTTGGCATAAAGGTGGCGGCGGCATGGGCGATTGCCTTAAAACCTTGGCTACCGATTTTGAGATGGCATTGGTTGTGAATCGCGGCAATGAAATTCAAACCGGCAGAATTGGAACGATGTGGGAATATCAAGGTGATGCACAAAAGCAATATATTAATAAAGTAAAAAAAGAAGAATTGGTTACCATTCTAGAAAAGATGATTGATGGGCAAACCGTTTGGAAAGTTAGCAAAGATAACACATCATCATATATGCACCCAACGCAAAAGCCAGTAGAAGTAAACCAAAAAGCATTGCAATACTTTACAAAAAAGAATGATGTCGTCGTAGATTTGTTTTTAGGTTCAGGTAGCAATTTAATTGCTTGCCAAACGATGGGCAGAATAATGGCTGGCATGGAATTAGACCCTAAATACTGCGATGTGATTGTTCAACGCTGGGAAGAATTTACTGGGAAAAAAGCGGAATTGTTGAAAGAATGAAATGGATAATACTTTTGCTTGCCGCAATAGCGGATATAGTTTTAATTATTAATGTCATACATCATTGGTAGGAATAGCCATGTCAAATAAATTGCCACCCGAATTACACATTGTTCGCGGCACTAAAGGTTTAAACCAAGGTTCGGTATTGCCTGAAAGTGTTCGCAAGCGCATTCCATTTTCAGAATGGATTGACAGCCCTGACGATTGGGATGAAAAACGATTCATTCGTGAAACATCAGATTTTCTTTGGGAAACATACGGCATAGGTTCTGAACAACACCGCCATATCTTGCAAATGCTTGCCGACCAAATGACAATGTATATACGATGCAAAAAAGGGATTAGAACAAACGGCATTGTGACAACATTCAACAACGGCAAAACGATGGGCGCAAACCCTTATGTTAGCGTTATGAAAGACTCGCTTGCCAAGATTGTAGTCTTGATGAACGAGTTGGGCTTAACACCTAAAAGTCAATTTGATAGAAAAGGCACATCAAGCGATACAACTTATGGCAGTTTATTGGCTGGCGTTAAAGTAACGAAAAAATGAAATTAGAAGATGGTATTTTTTATGCAATAGATGTTGTAAAAGGCAACACGCCTGTTTGCAATAATGTTAAGTTGGCTTGCCAGCGATTTTTAAATCAACTTGAAGATAAGCAATGGCAGTATGAGTTTGTTGCCGACCATGTTGACCATGTGCTGGAATTTTTTGCTACACTAAAACATACCAAAGGCGCAGATGCCGGCAAGCCGTTAATACTTGAACCCTTTCAAATCTTTGCTATTTGTGCAATCTATGGTTTTCGTAGTAAAAAAGACCATGAAAAACGAATGGTAACGGATGTCATTATTTTCATTCCGCGCAAAGCAGGCAAATCAACATTTACCGCAGGCATAAGCCTTTACGAATTGCAGTTTGGTGAAGCCGGTGCTGAAGTGTTTACATTAGCGACTAACCGAGAACAAGCAACCATTGTGTTTGATGCCGCCAAAGGTTTTGTTGAAAATATGCCGGCTGAAGTTAAAAATGTTTTTGATGTTAGCAAATACGAGATTAAAAAGGCTAATGATTTGCAATCTATGTTTAAAGCCTTATCGCGTGACAATAAAAAATCAGGCGATGGTAAAAACGCCAGTTGCGCCATAGTGGATGAAGCCGCCCAAATTGTTGACAGGAATAGCATTGAGGTTATCCATTCAGGTATGGTTGCCCGTAAAAATCCATTACGCATTTATATTACAACAGCATCATTTTCAAAAGACACAAAATTTTATGAAGATATGCAAATGTATGAATCAATGCTAAATGGCGATGCCGCAGACAACCCACATTGGTTTGGCTTGTTATATGGGCTTGACCCACAAGACGATTGGCGCGACCCGACAACATGGGCAAAAGCCAACCCTATGCATGGCATTAGCATTTATCAGGAAGCGATTGCCGAACGGTGCGAACAAGCAAAACTTAAACCAGCCGCACTAAATGAATTTTTATGCAAAACGCTTAATGTCTATGTGTCTGCTAACAGCGCATGGCTTGATAGGCAATACTGGGATAACAGCGTTGGTGAAAGCAAAGGCGAACCGGAATCGGTGTTTATAGGCTTTGACCTTGCCGCAACACGCGATTTAAACGCTGTTTGCACGCTTAAAAGATATAGCAACGAAGATTACTATGCCGAGTTTAAGTTTTTCTTGCCTGAAGATGGGCTGGCTTTAGTGCCAACGCATTACCGCGACATATTTGACCAAGCCGTTCGTTCCGGCATATTGCACATTACTGAGGGCAATGTAATGGATGACCGCGAAATAAGCGATTATATAAAAAGTCAAGCAACACTTTACAACATAAAAGAAGTTGGCTATGATGCATATAACGCCGCATCTTTAATTGCGCGTTTACACGATGCTGGCATACCGGTTAAAAAGGTTGGGCAAGGAATGGCGGTTTTAAGTAACCCATCCAAGCACATAGAAAAACTGGTGATGTCGCAATTCATAAGACATGATGGCAACCCATTTGTTGGTTGGCAATTAGGCAACTGCGAAGTTTATGAAGATGTAAACGGGAACATCAAGGTGCGTAAGAACGAAGCGGATAAATCAGCAAAGGTTGATGGCATTATTGCCCTGATTATTGCAATGCATTGTTCACTTGATAATCCCTTGGCTTCATCATCATACGGTTTCCGTAGTTTATAAGGGATTAACATGGCAATTCTAGATATCTTCAAAAGAAAACCACAGGCAAACGCAAACGAAAGCAACACGCTTTTTGGACAAACTGCCCTTGGTAATAATGTTATTCGCAACGCCGGTGCAAAACAATACGCATCATCAAGCCAATTATTATATGTAACAACATCAAGTGCCAATGAAGCCGGTCGCTTGGTGGATATGTCGGTTTTAAGCCGAAATTCAACTATTATGTCCTGCGTAGGCGTTAAAGCACGCGCACTTGCACAATTACCCATTAAAATTATGGCAACAACCGATGATGGTTCATTAGTTGATGCTTGTTTAAGCGATAAAGTTACGGCACGCGATAAAGCAAAAGCAAAATCCGTTTTAGCATTATTGCAAGCCCCTAATCATTTTCAAAGCCAATACGAATTTTGGTATCAATTCTGTATGTGGCTTGACCTATCAGGTGAAGTGTTTACCGTTCTATGGCGTAAAGACCAAGAGAACAGCCAACAAACACCATTGGAAATGTATGTATTAGACAGCACGCTTATTACAGCAACAATAACGCCAACTCGTTATCCAACATACAGGCTTGCAACGCCATCATACGGTTTTAGTAAAGACGCGCCATTACAAGCACATCAAGTTATGCATTTGAAAGAAGCGGCATGGCAAGGTTCAGCAGGTTTCAATAAAGGCATTTTGGCGGTTGAATTAGTATCGCTTGACCAAGACATTGACCTTTATGCCAACTTTATAATGACCAATGGGGCAAAACCAAGTGGTATGTTTGTCACAGACCAAGTTATTCCTGATACAAAATACAAGGAAATAGCGGCAAGGCTTAAAGAAGCGTGGTCAAGTATGACGGGTTCACGCCCAACAGACCTAAGCAAGCCTGGGCAGTCCATGTTGTTAGATAACGGCATGAAATACTTGCCGATTGATATGCTTAACTTGCAAGACGCTGATTGCGCCAACCTTAAAATGCAAACAATGAAGCGTATATGCGGTTTGTTTGGTGTGCCAGTTGCAATGTTATCCATTGAAGACGGCAAATTTAACAACAGCCAAACTATGCTTGATGAATTTTATAAATCAACAATTTTCCCGATGCTGGTAAACATTCAACAAAAACTGAAACAAAGTTTATTGCAAGGTTATCCAAATCTATGCGTTGAATTTCAAACAGAATCGTTTTTAAGCGGCGCACCGCTTGACCAAATGAATTATGTAGTGGCTGGTGTCAACAACGGAATATTAACGCCCAATGAAGCGCGTGCATACCTTGGCAGGGCTGAAATTGAGGGCGCAAACGCACTAAAAGACACAGGCAAACCGGCAGGCACGATTGCAGGCAGTTCGCCACAAGATACTGGCGGCGGCGGCAACACATCAAGCGTTGGCAAAACCGGTCAAGCAGGCAAAGCATAATGACAAAAAAAGAGTTGAAAGAATTAAGATTATTATTATTAACCGTTCAAATGAAAAAAGCGGCAGACAAGCGCGTTACAATGCCGCTTAAAACAAACGGTATGAAAAACAAAGGGGTTATTATTCATGGCTAAAGATGTTAAGTTTTTTTATGAAAGCGAAGTCGCTTTAGGCGTGAGTGCCGATGAAGCCGAAATGTGCGGAACAATTGAAGCCGTTTTGACAACATGGGGCGCACGCGAGGGTGCAGACGGCAGGCGTTTTAACTATCAGCCTGAAGCATTTAAAGAATGGGCGGCAAGTTACGCCGAAATGGGCAAACCGTTGCCAATGTATTTTCAACATAACGATGAGTCTTTGCCGGTTGGCGAATGGACTATGTTTGAGTTTGACGATGTAGGCATGACTGGCAAAGGTCGTTTGTTTACCAATACAACTATTGGTCGCGACCTATATACCATTATGAAAGAGTCGCCAAACATGGTTGGTGGTGTTTCAGTTGGCGCATACGCCGATGAATATCAAATGGTAAACGCTAATAATGAAGTTATGAACCCACAAGACCCTGCTTATGATGAGGGTTACTTCCAAATTACCAAAGGTGGCTTGCGCGAAGTGTCTATTGTCATGCACCCAAACAATCCTGAAGCCAACATAAACAAATTAGAAAATGTTTATCGCGCTGACGGCACAATTAACCTTAAAGAAATAGAATCTGTTCTGCGTGATGCAGGATTGACTAAGATGCACGCAACCGCCGCATCTAGCATCTTCAACAAAGTAATTAAATTGCGTGATGCAAGTAATGAAACTGTTGAAACGCCACCAAGTTTGAGTGAATCAGACGCGGCGGTTAATGAAACGATTCTAGCCGAATTAAATAAGCGTGAATTGTTAAAACAACTTAATAAACGAATCAAAGGATAAATCATGTCAGTAGAAATCATTGAAAAGTTAGATGCGATTGAAGCAAATAACATTGCTGAAATTGCAAAAGTAACTGAAGCCGTAACTGCTAAAGTTGAAGCGGTTGAAGTTTCATTTTCTGAAAAAGTAGCCGCTTTGGAAGCCAAAGTTGCATCTATTAACCCAGCACCTTCAATCTTAAAAATTGAAAAAACCATTCGTGGCGATGTAAACAAAATGGTTAAAGAACAACTAGCCAAATTCCACAAAGAAAATGGTCGCACCGAAAAAGAACTAAAAATGTTTGAAGACGAAAGTCATTATTCAGCATATTTAAAAGAAGCGTCTGCTTTAACCGGCGGCGGTAACAACCAAGGTGGTCGCACAGCCTATGACCCTGTATTTGTTTCATTGCGTTTGGCTAACCCATTGCGTGGCATCTGCCGCACAGTAGCAACTGACGGTTCTTCATATCAATTCCGCGTAAAAACCGGCAATGCTGGTGCGCAGTTCGGTTACGCTATACAAAACAACGGCGCGGCAACAACTGAAGATACAAGCATTTGGCAAATTGTTTTAAAAGACCTAAATGTTCAATTCCCAATCAGAACAGCCGCTTTGGATGACATTGATGGTTTAGAAGCCAATGTTGTTGATGATATGCTTGCTGAGTTTGCACAAACTGAAGCGCAATCTATGATTTCAAACAACGACCAAACTGGTTCAGGCACAACAGTTGCAACTGGTGGTGCTGATGGCTTGCGCGGTTTAGACCAATATGCAGGCGCAAATGCAACCTATACAGGCGGCACTTGTTCAACTGCGGCATTTGGTTCAAGCGGCACAGGTTCAGCAACAGGTTTACACTCACTTGCTACCTATGACCAATTAACAACCAATGCAAACACAGTTGGCGCAAACAACATTGCATACAAAGATGTTATTAACTTTGTTTACGCATTGCCACAACAATACTGGACAGAATCAGCAAAATTTGTTGTTTCACCAATCTTGTTACAAGCAATTCGTGGTTTAACTGATACAAACGGTCGCCCAATCTATGTTGATGGCTTATCACGCACAGACGGCATTGTTGGTTCATTGTTAGGCTTTGATGTTGTTGTCAACAAATACTTAGACACCCCATCACAACTAACAACTGGCGCGGCTGGCACAGTTAGCAAATATCCAATGTTCTTTGGCGATTGGGATAAGTTCTACACAATCGTTGACCGCTTGAACATGGTATTGCGTCGTTACGACCAAACATTGCCTGGCTTTATCACATTCTTTGGTGAAAAACGACTAGCAACTTCTGTTCGCGACCCGTTTGCTGGTGTTCGTTATCGTTCAACAGGCACAGCCGCTAACTAAGTAATTAGGCTTTAGGGCGGTGGAAACAAATCGCCGCCCTTTTTTTAACCTAAAGGACACACCAAAATGAATATCGCTGAAAGAGTTTTAGAGGGCATAAAGACCGCCTTAGTTGATGGTGAAGCCACCGTTGATTTAAAGTCTGTTAAAGAAGCAAGCGCGATTACTGGAAGCGGTTCAAATGTTGGTGGTCGCACCTATTTTGATGACGCTTTTGCTAAATTGCGTTATGCAAACCCGTTCCGTTTGGGCGCAAGACAAATGCCCATTTCAGGTTCAGACATTCAGTTTGTTGCTAAGACCGGTAATGCCGCCGATGCAACAGACCCTTGGGGTTACACAGTAAACCCTAATAGTGGTTCACCAAACATTGACACAAGCATTTGGCAGTTGCCAGTTCGTGTTATATCAGCACAGTTGCCAATTCGTAGTGCAGTTTTAGGCGATGTAAATGGCTTGGAATTAGAAATTGTTGAAGATTTAGCCTTTGAGTTTAGTCAAATTGAAGCCGCATCAATGGCAGTAAATGATGACCAATCAGGTTCAACAACCACAGTTACTGGCGCAGAAAATGGATTGCGTGGGTTGACATCATACCCAACCAGCACTTCAGCCGCCGCATTTGGCACAAGTGGAACAGCAATTACCAACGGGTTACATACTGTTTTAACGATTGAATCAAGCACAACTGCACCAACATACGACAGCATTGCTAACATTGCTAATGCGTTGCCTGCCCAGTATTGGTCAATGCCAACAACGGCATGGCACATACACCCAACATTGATTGCAACTTTGCGTAAATTAAAAAGTTCAACAGGCGGCTCACCAATGTTTATTGAAGCCGGTAATGAAGACGGTGCGGCGGTTGGTTATATGTTTGGCTTCCCAGTCATTCCAAATCCGTATTTAGATGCACCTGCCGTTGGCGCAATTCCATTAGTATTAGCAAACTGGGATAGGTTCTTAACTATTGCCGATGCTGAAACAATGAACATTAAACGCTTTGACCAAACACAAGCCGGTTTTGTTACCATCTACGCTGAAATGCGTATGGCATCAACTATTCGTGATGTGTTTGCCGGTGTTTACTTGAAAGGCGTTTAATTATGGCGGCGAACAACATTAGCGGTGTGGTAAATCTTGCGCCAACGCGCAATCCATTTAACTATGATAAGGTTGTTCAAACAAGCCGCGATTTACAAACACAATGGCTAACTCTTGATGAAATCACCAATCAACTAAACTTGTTTGGCGATGAATCACAAGATAGTTATTTAAGTGATTTAGAAGTTGCGGTGCGGATGCACATTGAAGATTATTTAGGCTTACCAATTTTTAATCAGTCTTATACTGTTTACTATGGTCAATCAGCATTATACGGTTCACCACTAACATTGGACTTGCCTGAAGTTTCACAAAATGGCGTAACAATAAACAGCGTTAAGTATTACAGCGATGCAAGCCCACCTGTTTTAACAACCGTTGCGGCTAGTTCATATTTTTATGATGTAACAGGTAACAAGGTGATTCTTAATGATTTGCCAACTGACCTTAATACATATATGACATCACCTGTTGTTTGCAGTTATACAATCAGTTCAAGCATTTTGGCGCAATACCCTGTTATCAAACAAGCAGGGTTGTTATTGCTTACGCATCTATATAACAACAGAAGCGAAACAACGGCTGGGGCTTTACAAACAATACCGTTTGGGGTGGATGTATTGCTTAGACAATATAAGCCTTTGGTGATGTAGCAAATGGCTATTGCACGCTTTGAAAATGTAAACATTAACACGCTAAGTTTTGGTGTGGATAGTTTTGGCGAATATACAACAACCACAACACTTTGGTTTGTTGGTCGTCCTTTGGTTTCTGAAGTTAGAAATTCTGTTGCTATTACAGAACGGTATCGTGTTTATTCTGATTTAATTAGCATGAAATTTAATTACACGCCTAACATGAAAACTGTTGCAGACGGGCAAAACAATTACAGCGTTACATGGCGCGGTAATGAATGGCGAATAACAGATGTAATTGAAAGCAATGATAGAATGAGTGTTACTTTAATGTGTTACCGTTCTGACCCTGCGACAAAGGCTTAACATGACAACGCAAAACAATGTTAGTAACTATGCAAGGGCAATACAGGCGCAACTAACAAGCATTGCAACGCCTGTTCCTGTTTACGCAAACTTTAATCGTAATTGGGCAACTGAAACAAAGTTTATAACATGGCAATTAAGGGATGTTCACCAACCTGTTTATACTGGTATATATCAGAATAACAAAGGGGCTGATTCACCTATATTCCAAATTAGTGTTTTTACAACCAACATGGCAGATGGATTCAATTTGTCAAACACAATAATACAAGCATTGCATGGTTATGCAGGACAGTTTGGTGGCGTTACAGGCTTTCAAATTTCAAAAGCCGATGTGAATTGGCTTTATAATAGTTATGACAATGACATTAACTTGCATAGCGTTTACATGGATTGCACTATTTACATTCCATCATAAGATACGATTTTTTTAATTTTAATGAGGATTAATTATCATGGCATTACCAAATAAAGTATTACCCGGCTTTTCCGCAACTTTATATATGCAACCAACTGCAAGCCCAACACCATTAGCAACTGCCGCGTTATCAACAGTTGCTACCGTTGCCGCACTTGCTATTCCTGCCAATGTTGTTCCAGTAGAAAACATTCCTGCTTTTGGCACAGACGATGCAGTAGCATCATTTGGCGTTGCTGGTTCACGCACAGGCGACAAAATACCTGTTCAAAATGCACCAACATCAATGTCAATAACTGCCGCATGGAATCCATCCGATGCAAATTTATTGTTAATTCGTGGCGATGCTTATTCAGGCGTAATTGACCGCACATTTATTATTTCAGCAACTGATGGCACAAACATTATTTATTACGCTTTCAATGGTCGCGTTGGTAATTTTCAAATTGATTCAAGCGTAGGTGCTGAAGCGAAATGTATGTTCACCATTCATCCGCGTGGCAACCAATTTGGTTGGTCAAACAACGCTTAATTAAACAGCCCCGAAAGGGGTTGTTACTTTATAGGATAAGACAATGGAAATTAAATCGCAGAATGACCTGCTTGGGTTTCTGATAACGCAAGCAGGTAGTGGGCAAAAGAATTGGTTTGGCTTTGCACAACAACGCCTAACAGGTATTAACTTGGCGCATGAAATAGCCGCTAATCATGCCGATAAAATGTCGCCCGATGAAGTGGTGGATTATGTTGTTTCATTAAACAACAACATATATCAAAAGTTAATTAAGGCTGACTAATGTATCAAAAATATCAACTAACGGGATTAAAAGAAACATTAGACGCTTTTCAACTTTTTCAAAATGAAATAGGCGATAAAACGGCGCGTTCTAAAATTTTAATTCCTGCGGTTAAAATGGCAATGACCCCTGTATTGCGCGATGCACAAAACCGCGCATCATCAAACGAATCACACCTGCTAGAAAATTCTTTAATGATTACAGGTCGCCGACCAACATCAAAAGATAAAAAATCGCAGTATGTTACAACAAGCGATTCTGTTGTTGCATTTGTAACTACAAAACCAATTCCAAGGGCAGTTAAAAAGAAGTTTCATGCTGAATATCATGCAGGCGGCAATAGTATTTCAGACAAAACTAAATATAGAAAAGCGGCAAAAAAGTTTTATGAAAATAGAGGCATTTTTTATGATGCACGCGCAATAGCAAATGAATTTGGCACAGCAAACAGACCTGCCAAACCATTTTTGCGTATGTCATTGGAAAACAATGTTAGGGATGTAACGGATTTATTAAGAATAACGCTTGACCAAAAGATGCGTGAGTTTGCACAAAAGACATACAACAAAACACAAAAAGGATAAAACATGAGTAAATTAAGTAATGCTTTAGGCAGTAAATATCAGGAACATAAGTTATCAATTTTAACGCGAACATTTGTAATGGGCGACCATACATTTAAAGTCAGAGTGCCAAGTTCGGGTGAAATAGATGCAATTTTTGCTTATTACAAAAACCCAAACGCCGATGATGTTGAAAAGATATTTCAGCAAATAACTGAAAACTTGCGTAACAGTAAAGACAACAAAGCCGATGGCGTTGAATTTACCGATGATGATGTGGTCGTTGATGGGCGTTCAATGCGCGAAACAGCAAAGACAAAAGCAGGCGTTCAACATGGTATTGTTGAGTATATGAAATTGCTTATTCCTGAAACTGGCGAAACGCTTGAAGATTTAACCTATGCTGACATTGAAGAAGATTTTCCGTTTGCCGTGCAACTGCAATTCCTAGATAAAATCAGGGAAACAATCAGCACCGACTATAAGGAAACGCGCCAAAAGTAATTGGTTCGTTAAGAACGCAAGTTAAAGCGGCAATGATTTTTAACGGACACACGCAAGATAGTATTGCCGAAATTGATGAAATAACAATGAGTGAAATAACGGTTATGTATGCCGATGGAATAATAGGCAACAAAGCCATATTGCAAAACAGCGCAAGTTTAACGGCAGGCGTTTTTAATTATTTAAGGGGTGCTAACACGCCACCTTATACTGTAAAATCAATACTTGGTAGCAGTTACGCTTATATTTATGACGATGTTGAAATGCCTGCAAATGACAGTTTGTTGTTATACATGACACAGGCGCAAGGGTTTGATATAAGCAAGTTTAAAAAGGGTTAAAAAATGGCACTCATTTCAAGGTTAGGCGTTGTTTTAGGTCTTGACACAGCCGAGTTCAACAAAAACTTAGGCATTGCACAACAAGGGTTAAAAACTTTTGCTGTTGGTGCTGGCGTAGTTGGCACAGCCTTGGGTGCGGCTGGCATGAACGCTTTAAAGTTTGCCGACCAAATCAATGATGTTGCCAAAGCCAATGAAGTTGCAGTTGAAACCGTTTTAGAATTATCCACAGCCTTAACCCTTAATGGTGGTGAAGCCGAAAATGTAGGCAAACTATTTTCATCATTATCAAACAAACTAGATGAAGCCAGCCAAGGCAACAAAAAAGCCGAAGAAACATTTGCCAAACTAGGCGTTTCAATATCTGACATCAAGCAATTAAGCCCCGATGAATTGTTTAGAAAAACCCTAAACAGTATTGCCGCAATAGAAAATCCAATTACACGCAATGCAACTGCAATGGAAATTTTTGGCAAAGCCATTAAAGGTGCTGACATTAAAGGCATGAACGATGATTTGGCAAAAACCAAAGGGGCGTTTGAGGGAACGGGCAAAGCATTTAAAGAGGCAGGCGAAGCGTTTGATATATTAGACCGCATCTTTATTAATATGAAAGCAGGCTTTGCGGTTGAATTAGGCGGTGCATTTAAAGCATGGGCGCAAGGTGCAGAACGATTTGTTCAAATGCTTACTGCCGCAAAACAAGCATTAAAAGATTTATTAACGCTTGGCGAAGTTTTGCAAAACAGAATTACAACTGGCGGCAGGCGTGGTTCAATAGATGATTTGCAATTTGGTTCTGTTATACCAAATCAAGCGTCTGTTACTGGCGGTGCGCGGTCAAGCCCATATAAATCAAAAGAAGAATTGGCTAAAGATGCGGAAGCCCGTAAAGCCGAAGTTGCAAGGCTTGATAAAATCATTGCAACCAAAGAAGCCAAGCAAGCGGAAGCCGACAGGCAAAAAGTTAAAGATGCTGAAAAATTAACTAACGAAGTTAATAAACAAAAAGAAGCGTTAGAACGCAAATTGCTTTTGACTAAATCTGAAACTGAAAACATGGGCAAGACCCTAACAGAAACAGAAAAACTTAATTTAGAGTTTGAAAAAGGCGGCAGTTTAGAACATTTAAAAGGCACAGCCCGTGCTAAAGCATTGATTGATGCAACCAAGTTAAAAGACATTGCTATTGCCACATTAGAATATGAACGGCAATCAATGGAAAATGAAATGGCAAAAGGCAAACTTAAACAGGATGCGCGTGAAGCCAATAAATTAGAAACTAAAAATCTTGAAATTGCCACCGAACGATTAAATTTAACTAAAGAAATGGCAGGTCAAAGCGACACCCAAGTTCAACTTGCGTTGCGTTATTATGATTTGCAACAAGCCATATTAGATAAGAAAAAAGAGGGCTTGCTGACTGACGAACAAATTTATGACTTTGCTATTGCAAGCATGAATAACATTGAAGCGGAAGAAGCCAACACAAGGGCGCAAAACACTTTCCAAGCAGGATGGAATAAAGCATACAATAACTTTACTGAACGCGCACAGGATAGCGCGGCTATTGGCGCACAAGTTTTTAATAACATGACCAACAGCATGAGTTCTGCATTAGATAGATTTGTTGAAACTGGCACACTTTCATTTGGCAATTTAATTAGCAGTATGATTAAAGATTTATTGCGATTTCAACTGCAATCACAAATGAGTGGCATATTCGGATTACTTGGTGGCGGCGGTGGTGGCTTTAGTTTAACAAGCAGTTCAACTAATTTTGCCAATGGCGGTGGGTTGCTTGGATTGCTTGGTTTTGCCGATGGTGGTTCACCGCCTGTTGGTGTTCCAAGTCTAGTTGGCGAACGCGGCGCAGAATTATTTGTTCCACGCACAGCAGGCACAATCATTCCGAACAATCAATTATCATCAATGATGGGCGGTCAGCCACAAACAGTTTATAATGGCACGGTAATCCAAAACATGAGTGCTATTGATACGCAAAGCGGTGTTCAATTCCTTGCTAAAAACAAGAACGCTATATTTGCCGCTAATCAATCAGCGCAACGCGGCTTGCCACAGTCAAGGTAGAATAAAATGACAACATTAAATACAATTTTATCGGTGGCAGAAAGCGTTGGTATTAACGACCAGCGGTTTATTGGTCAAGTGGTATCGCGCAATCAACGCATAAGCACATCGGAAATTTTAACCGTTCAACCATTTGGCTTTGAAATGAAGCCAATGTCATATTTGCTTTATAGTCAAAACCGCCCTTTGCTTAGTGCATTGCGTGAAGCCGACAAAGCAACGGAACAATACCTAAATTTTGGTTCAACTGGATGGGTTAATTATATTGCCTATCAAGGGGGGCTTTCAGACGCGCAAATTGGTTCATGTGAATGGCAGACATCCAGCGCAAATAAAACATTGGTTCTAGGGGCATTGCCGTCAGTTTCAAGCGGCACATACATAGTTCGCACAGGCGATTTTTGCCAAGTAGGGCGTTATGCCTATATTGCAACCGCCGATGTGTTGCGTGGTAGCGGTTCAACCGTAAACATTCCCGTTCATCGTAATTTGATTACAGCACTAACAAGCCCTGTTCAATGTGTAATTGGTCAATATGGAACAACCATTGCTTTAGGTGGTGGCACATTTACAGGCACAACCTTTTGCGTTATCTTGCGTGAATATCCAACTTACACATTAGTTCCAATGACCAATGATAGTTTCATTGCATGGAACGGCAATTTTAAAGCGTTTGAAGCGGTTTTATAATGGAAAACATAGTTCCCTTACAAAATACAAATAACATTCGCCTAGCGGACTTTGTGCGCGTTACAACGGTTGTTGAGGGCGTGGAAACCGTATCGTTATTTTCAACTGCGCCTTATGAAATAACTGTAACGCTTGGTGGCACCCCGCAAACATTTAATGGATTATCTGCTTTAGTTCAAATTGGCGATGTTCAACGCGACATTAAATCCACAGCCAACGAAACATCCGTTACGCTTGTTGGTATTGATACGGCTTTGCTTGGTTGGGTGTTAGGGCAAAACATTAAAGGTTCAAAGATTGAAATGTGGCATGGGTTTTTTGACACAAACAATGCGCTGATTACAACGGGCGGCGATAACGGGCTTTATAAGTTTTTTACAGGTTATATAAACGCTTTCACCATTACCGAACAATGGATGGAAGATTTGCGTTTGTTTGTTGGCACAATAAATGTTAGCGCATCAAGCATACAGATTATTCTGCAAAACAGAACCGCAGGGCGATATACAAATGACAATGCTTGGCAATTTTTTAGCGCAGGCGACACATCAATGAATCGTGTAAATTACATTCAATCTATTAATTACTTTTTTGGCAAAGACGCAGACCCTAAAGTTTATAAAACATGATAAGGCTTGCTAACAAGTTTGATAAAGATGGCATCATGGATTTGATGCGAATGTTTAGGGATGAAAGCCCTATTCAGCAATATAAAGATTTAAACAATGTTGAGTATATAAGTCGCTTATTAGACACAATTATTGCAGGTCAAGGCGTAATATATATTGAAGAAAATGTTGGCATGATTATTGGCGTTATACAGCCAACAATATGGTGCGACAAAACTTTTGCTTTATATGAATTGGCTTGGTATGTTAAACCTGAAAACAGAAATACAAGCGTTGGATATAGGCTTTTAAGCGCGTATGTATTACACGCTAAAAAGTTAAAAGATGAAGGCAGGATTAAATTGTTTACCATGAATAAAATGGTTACTAGCCCTGATATTAAATATGAAAAATTTGGGTTTACTAAAATAGAAGAAGGCTGGTTGCAATGATTAAATTTTTACTGCTTTTTATAATTTGGTTTACCTATACAACACCATCCTTTGCGGTTGGTTCAATTATTGCAGGTGCTATTTTTAGTGGCGTTGCTGGTGCGGCGGTAGCAAGTGCAATAGTAGCATTTGCAATAAACATGGTTGCATCAATGATTATTTCAAAAATCTTTGCGCCAAACGCACCTAATCAACAATCAGAACCTAATGTTGGCAACCGTCAGCAAGTGCCGCCTGCTGGCGATAACAAATTGCCTGTTGTTTATGGTTCAGCATGGGTTGGTGGCATTGTTGTTGATATGTCTATTTCGCAAGACAATCAAGATATTTATTGGGTTATGGCATTAAGCGAAGTTACTAACACCGAAACTGGTGGAACAGCCGATGCGTTTACTTTTGGCGATGTTTATTGGGGCGGTAAAAAATGTGTCTTTAGCACGACAGTTGGCGAAACTTACAAAGTAACAGGATTGCTTGATGAAAGCACAAGTCTTATTCAAGATATATCAGGTTACATGGATATTTATTTATATCGCAATGGTTCTAATACGCCAACAAATAGCGGCTTAACTGCTATTCAAGTAATGAATTCAGGCGGTCTTGTTTATACTTGGAATAGTTCTAAACAAATGACCAACTGCGCTTTTGCTATTATTCATTTGAAATATAGTCAATCACGCAACCTTGTTGCATTAAATCAAACACGATTCCAAGTTATAAACCCACGCAATTCGGCAGGCGATTGCATACAGGATTATTTAACTAGCACACGATACGGCGCGGCAATATCTATTGATAACATAGACACAGCAAGCATAGCCGCTTTAAATGCTTATTCAAATGCAACATTTACATATACATCAAGCGGTGGATTTCCAACAGCGCAATCGCGATTTAAGTTTAATGGAACGATTGATACTGCCGCTAAAATAATGAACAACATACAGGCTATGGCTGATTGTTGCGATTGTTTAATTCGTTATTCTGAAATTACATCGTTATGGGGCGTAATAGTTCAACAGCCAACTAACACTATTGCGATGGATATAAACGACAGCAATATGGTGTCAGCAATACAAATAAGCCCTATTGATTTAGCAAACTCATTTAATATCATTGAAGTTAAATACCCTGATAGCACAGCGCAAGATAGTTTTAACAGCGCATCATTTGATTTGGCTGTTATAAACCCTGCATTATTGTTTCCAAATGAACCTGTAAACAAACAGTCTGTTAGCCTAGTTCTTTGCAATAACAATGTTCAAGCGCAGTATTTAGCCAATCGCTTTTTAGAAGCGGCGCGTGAAGATTTGCAAATGCAGGTTGATATTGATTACACGGGCTTGCAACTTGACGCAGGCGATATTGTTACTGTTACTAATTCAAATTATGGTTGGGTTGCAAAACAATTTCGCATTGGAAAGGTAACGCAAAAATTTAATGATAGCGGTCAAGTTACAGCCACATTAAGTTTAATGGAATTTAACAGCGCAGTTTATGATGACAAAGATATAACGCAATTTGCGCCATCCCCTAACACAGGCATTGGTTCACCAATTACTTTTGGCATAGTGCCGCCACCATACATAACCACCATATTGCCAAGCGCGGCTAACCCTGCATTTAATGTAATGGTTACAAGTTCAACCGCAGGTATTACACAATACGCTGAAGTTTGGTATTCAAACTTTCAATTTCCAACATCTGAACAACGCATATTTGCAGGCATAACTGAAGTTAAAGCAAACGGCGACCCTTATGGTCAAAGTGTTTTAATGCCTGCCGTGCAACTGTTTAACATTCCTGCTGGCAACTGGTATTTTTTTAGTCGCATGGTTAATAGTATTGCATCAAGCGATTTTTCTTTAGCGTCAAGCGTGTTGCAATGGCGACCAACAACATTCCAATATGAAGCGCAGTATTTGTCTGTTGCTTATGCGACAAGTATTACAGGCACAGGATTTAGTTTAGACCCACGCAATAAAACATACTTTGGGTTATACAACCAAACAACTAGTTCGCCATCATTAAATGCAAGCGATTACAAATGGTATTTAGCCGACCCTGCATTTGGCACAAACATTTATTTAGCATACATAAATTATGCAAACCGCAAGTTTGGATTTGATTCTGATTTTGCCACCTATGCTGGTGGAACGGATGTTGCTGGTAGTGGTGGCGCATTTGTTCCAACGACAGTAAGTAAATTTGATTTTCGTATTTGGTCTGCTTTACCTGACGGCATAAACATTATTGATTTAGATAAGGCAACAGGTCAAACAATTATTACAGGAATGCCATCGGCAAGCGCAGGTCAAATAGCCGTTACAAACACGCCTGACGGACAACTAGTTGCATCATTAGCGGAATTTTTAACATTCCCTGACGGTGGTTCTACATTTACAAGTTCAGCCGCAACCATAACTGTTGATATTTATGGTCGCATTGTTGGCTTTGCACCGCCTGATAATTTTTACTTTAATCAACAATCGTTTACAGCAACAAGCGGTCAAACTGTATTTACACCAACGGCTAGGGTATCAGGATATATAACAGGACAAGACCTAATCTTTCAAAATGGATTGTTGCTAGACCCAAGCGAATATACCGAAACAAGCACAACCTTTACATTAAGCGTAGGCGCAAACTTAAATGATGTTATTACTTGCATTTCAATGCGTGCGGTAGCGGCGGCTATAACTTACACCACAATCAATTTAACCGTTGGTTCATCATCAACCAATACGGTTGTTTGGGATAGCGCAACAATGCCTTGGCAACTAATTGATGTGGGCGATAAGATTACTTTTGCTAATACAGGAACGCCAACACAATATACAGTAACAGGCGTAAATTATTCAACGCGCACAATTACATTTTCAACAAGCGTAACTGTAAGCGCAGGCGCAACAATCTATCAATACAGGGCGGCAGGTAGTTCTTATCGCGTATTTAGCCGTTGGGCTTTTGATTTAACATCTGCGGCTAGTTACACGCCAACAACATGGGCGGTGCATAGTGCATACGAATTATTGTTTTTAAATGGCACAGTTATAAATGAACAAGATTATGATATTACAAGTGGCGCAATAGCAAACTTACCATCTGCCGCAACGGGTAAAATGACTATGATACAATTTAGCGCAAATAACTTAACAACACCAACAGGCACTATTTCAAATGTTATTGCCTATGCTTCAAGCGGTGTAGTAATATATTCGTTCAATTTCAACCCTTTATCATTTGCTTTATATATAAATGGGGCTTTAATGAAACAGGCAACAGACTATACAATAGGCACTAACAACTATACATTAGCAACAAACACAAATGGTTCTAGTATTATGCAACAACAAACATTCGCTTCAGTCGGGGCGGCATAGGGGATAAAATGACACAAGCATTTAATTTAAGTCAATTAGCCAATAAGGTTAATACATCGGGGCAACTTGAAACAACAAGCGGTTTAAGCGGCACTATACCTGACGCTAATTTAGTTAATACTGGTGTTACGGCTGGTTCATACACTAGCGCAAGTGTTACGGTAGATGCTAAAGGTCGCGTTACAGCCGCTTCAAATGGTGCGGCAGGTGGCTTTTCAAATATGCAAGTATTTACAACGACAGGCGCATTTACAACGCCAGCATCAACCACAAAAGTAAGAATTACTGTTGTAGGCGGTGGTGGTAATGGCGCAAATTCTTATACAGTTCCAGCACCAATAACCCCAACCCCTGCTAGTGGTGCTGGCGGTGGTGGTGGTGGTGCGGCTATTGGAGTATATTCAGTTTCTTCTAGCACTCCTTATCCTGTAACGGTAGGTGGGGCAACGCAAACTTCATCATTTAGCACTTTAGCGTCAGCAACAGGTGGCACTTCAGGCTCACAAGGAACAGCAGGCGTAGGGGGAAGCGGAACATCGCCACTAGGATATGCTATGACTGGGCAAACAGGGCAGATTGCTCCTGCTGGTGGCAATGGTGGCAATAGTGGTGGTGGATTTGGTGTTGGGGGTGTTTCTAAAGCACAAGCAGGTCTTTTGTATGGTGGTGGTGGACAAGGGGGAACAACTCCTGGCTCACCAACTGCTGGCGGTGCTGGTGCGGCTGGTATTGTTATTGTTGAATGGTAAGGGGTAATATATGAATAATGCTTTAATAAGTCCAAATGAATTGGTTTATTCTTACGAAAACATTTTGTTAGGTGAAAGAATTGCAGAAGTGGCACAAACGCCTTTTGAGGTTGCGCCGCCTTTATATTGGATTGAATGTGCGGATGATGTAAATGCGCAAGATTGGTATTTTCAAACGGAAACACAATCTTGTCAATTAAAACCTATACCGCCTGACCCTGAAGTTTAAAAAATACATAAAATAAAATAGGATAAGACATGAATACAATAGAATTTTTTGAACAAAATAAGTATGTTCACTTGCAGAATTTTTTACCAAAAACTTCATGCGATGAATTGATTGATGAATTACATAGGCTGATTAGTGAAAAGAAAACAGTCAATGATGACCAATGTCCAAAATCACAAGGCGTTCATGGTGAATTAGTTTTTGATAAGTTATTGGAATACTGTTTGCCCTATTTTGAAAAGGCTTGCGGCAAACAACTTTACCCAACATATAGTTATGCGCGTTTATATGATACACAAACCGAAGTTTTAGAAGTTCATGTAGATAGGGAAGCCTGCGAAATATCTGCAACAATTACATTAGGGTTTGATGGTAATGTTTGGTCTATTTATATGGGCGACAATAAAGACAAAACAAACCCTACAAAAATTGACATGGGCATTGGTGATGCAGTTCTTTATAAAGGCTTGGAAAAATGGCATTGGCGTGAATCGTATTTTGAAGGTAATTGGCAAGCGCAAGTGTTTTTACACTATGTTGATGCAAATGGAATATACGCTGATTGGAAATACGACAAGCGCGAATCTTTAGGAATTAGCAGGACTGAAACAAACAAAGAAAAATGTTTTGAAAGTGGTTACACAATTCCAAATGCTGTTTCAGAACAATTTTGCGATAACATAATTGCTGAATACTCAAAAAAAGAAGTTAAAAAAGAATTGCCTTATATTGGCGATGGAGAAAAAAATCTTAATTTAGATATTCGCAATGTTCAAAGATTACCATTACCAATGAATCAAGGGATTGGGGCAACGCTAACATCATTAGGATTAAATCTAAACAATCAATTTTGGAAATATAGCATTACACATTCAAATCAAACTGAATTTTTAATGTATGAAATTGATGGCAAATATGAAGCGCATACTGATACTGTTCATAAACATTCAAATGAATGTAGAAAACTTACAGTATTAGCAATACTAAATGATGATTTTGAGGGTGGAAAATTCTTTATTCAAAACGGACATGAAAAATTTTATCCAAAACAAAGCAAAGGCGATGTAATTGTGTTCCCGTCTTTTATGTTACATGGTGTTGAACCTGTTACAAAAGGAATTCGCTATACTGTTGTTACTTGGATGGTTGGTGATTATTTTAAATAAGTGCTACAATGTTTTAACCTATAAGATAATATAAGACCGCGTTTCGGTGAGGGCATCGGCGCGTCATTACCTTGTAGGGGAAAACCATGGCAGTATTTAACAAAAACAGCATTACCCAAGTTTCGGGTTTTGACAACCCATGTATTACAGGCGAATTAGTCTATCAACAAAAGACCTTTTGGAATTTAACGCTGACGGCTGAAGATGGTGTTTCGCCAGTTAGTTTACTAGGCGCAACCATAGACGCGCAAATTATCCGCAGAACCTTAACCAATGTGCAAGATTCCCGTTATGGGCTTTCATTTGACATTGGCGATTACACACCCACCCCCACACCAATACCGCTAACTGTAACCAACATAAACACCACGGCTGGTTCGTTCACTTTATTGATTGACGACACATCATGGCTTGCTGTTGCAAGCGACCCAAGCCTTGCCATTGACAGCGTAAACGGTGCAGGCTTTTCAGGTCGCATCAAAATAAGTTTCCCTGCTAGTGGCGGCGGTTCAATACCTGCCGAAGATAACATTATCTTTTTACTATTCATCGTGCGTTCAGACGCAATCGTTAAAGTGTAGGGGGGCTTATGGCAACATTAAATGTTCAGACCGTTCCTAGCAACACCAATGTAACGGTTCAAGACGCAAACAACCTATCCGTCAATGTATCAGGTGGCAATAACATCAATCTTGAAGTTATACCCACACCAAATCAGATTGTTCAAATCAATCGTGGGGTTGCAGGGCGTGATGGTGGTGATTATATAGGCGGTTATCCAGTAGTTATGTCAAGCATACAGCCACGCGATGTGGTTATGTTTGGTGTCAATGAATGGAATAATGTAAATCAACTTGAAATAAGCGATGGCGGCAATTTTTAAATAAGGAATTATCATGGCAAATACAATACGACTTAAACGCAGGGCAAACGGTGGCGGTGCAGGCGCACCAGCAACATTGGCAAATGCGGAATTAGCATTCAATGAACAAACCAATATCATGTATTACGGAACGGGAACGGGTGGTGCTGGCGGTAGCGCAACATCAATTATCCCTGTTGCTGGTAACGGTGCGTTTGCAGACTTAACAACCAACCAAACTGTTGGCGGCACTAAGACATTCAGCAATACCATTACTGGTGCAATTACAGGCAACGCAGGCACGGCAACAGCCCTGCAAACAGCACGCACAATCGCTTTAACAGGCGATGCAACGGCTTCAGGCACATTTGATGGCACGGCTAACTATTCACAAGCCCTAACGCTTGCCACAGTTAATAGCAATGTTGGTCAATTCATGCGCGTTACTGTAAACGGCAAAGGTTTAGTTACTGCCGCAACAACAGCAAACATTAACAACTTAACCGTTCCAACGGCTGACTATGCTTTTGGCGGCTTTAAAATTACTGGTCTTGCCGACCCCATATCAGCACAAGACGCGGCAACTAAACAATATGTTGATAGCGTTGCCCAAGGTTTAGACCCTAAAGCATCATGCGTTGCGGCGACAACTGCAAACATTACTTTATCAGCACCGCAAACCATTGATGGTGTTGCTGTTGTTGCAGGCGACAGGGTGTTGGTTAAAAACCAAACATTGCCACAAAACAACGGTATTTATATTGTTAATGCAAGCACATGGACACGCGCACTTGACATGGACACATGGGCTGAAGTGCCAAATGCGTTTACATTCATTGAGGGCGGCACGACACAAGCCGATTCAGGTTGGGTTTCAACTGCAAATGCTGGCGGCACATTAGGCACGACACCAATTACATTTGTTCAGTTTAGTGGTGCAGGAACATACACAGCAGGCACAGGCTTAACGCTTACAGGCGGCACATTTAGCATTACCAATACTGCCGTTACTGCTGGTTCTTATGGTTCAGCAAGCAACACATTGTCAGCAACCGTAAATGCACAAGGTCAATTAACAGCGTTATCAGCACAAGCCATTGCTATTGCCAACACGCAAGTTAGTGGTCTTGGCACTATGTCCACGCAAGCGGCAAACAATGTGGCAATCACAGGCGGTTCAATTACCAACCTAACCACTTTTGATGGCATTACTATTGACGGCGGCACATTCTAATTTTTTAACCCTGCTATATAGCAACTAAAGGGATGCCAAATGGCTAATACGATAAAACCAAAACGCAGTAACACCGCAAGTAAAGTGCCTAACACATCCGAATTAGTTTCGGGTGAATTAGGTGTGAACATGGCAGACCGAAAGGTTTACATCAATAACGGCACAGCCGTTGTTCAAGTTGGGGCTGGCTTATTGTCAGCCCTTGGCGATGTAACTTTAACTTCACCGACCAATGGTCAAAGCCTATCTTATAACGGCACGGCTTGGGTAAATTCTAGCGCAGGGGCAGGCAATGTAACAGGTGCGGCATCATCAACTGACAATGCCATTACTAGATTTGATGGAACGACAGGCAAAGTTATTCAAAATTCAAATGTAACGCTAGACGATACAGGTAACATTGTAAGTGCAAACAGCGTTCAATTTGGTTTAACGCCAACCGTTCCAACAGCCACAGGCGCAATGTATTGGGATAGCGGCAATCTAACACCAACTATTAATTTAAACGCCAATACAAGCCTGCAATTAGGTCAAGAAAATGTTGCTTTGGTATATAACGGCACAGGTTCTACCATTGCAAAAGGTTCTGTTGTTGCCGTATCAGGCGCACAAGGACAACGCCCAAGCGTAGTTTTAGCCGATGCAGATAGCGAAGCATTGTCAGCCCCAACATTAGGCATTACAGCCGAAGCCATTGCCAATGGCGCAGAAGGATTTGTTGCAACTTTTGGTTTAGTTCGTGGCATTGACACAAGCGCATTTACAGCAGGCGCACCAATTTATTTATCATCAACAGCAGGCGCATTTACAGCAACTAAACCAGTTGCCCCTGCCCATCTTGTTGCACTTGGTTGGGTTATTAAAGTAAACGCATCAAGCGGTGAAGTTTTTGTAAACATCAACAATGGATGGGAATTAGACGAATTACATAATGTGCTAATTACTAGCCCTGCAAATGGCAATACGCTGATTTATGACGCGGTTGCAGGTGTATGGGAAAATGCCAACATAACGGCAGGCACAGGCATTAGCGTAACCAATGGCGCAGGCACAATCACTATTGCCGCAACAAACGCTGGCACAGTTACTAGCGTTACAGGCACAAGCCCTGTTGCATCAACAGGCGGTGCGACCCCTGCAATTAGTCTATCCGCAGGTTATGGCGACACCTTAAACCCTTATGCAAGCAAGACCGCAAACTTTGTTTTAGCCGCACCTAATGGAAGCGCAGGCGTTCCAACATTTCGCGCCATTGTAGCGGCAGACATTCCAACGCTTAATCAAAACACCACAGGCACAGCCGCCAATGTAACAGGCACAGTTGCTATTGCTAACGGTGGAACAGGCGCAACAACTGCTTCTGTTGCAATTACAAATTTAGGTGGTGTTCCATTATCAGGCAATGTAAGCATGACGGGTTCGTTATATACCCGTGGTTCGTTTGGGATGAAATCATCAACAATTGCTGGCAATCCAATTCTTTATGATGTACAAGACCAATCAGGAAACACAGTATTAGAAATTGGTCGTACTGATGGAACGGCAAGTACTGTTGCAATCGATATGCACACAGGTGCTACCGGAATTGATTTTGATACAAGACTTGCGTTTACAGGCGGTAATGGAACTAATGGAAATGGAACACTAAACATCCAAACAGGTACGCTTCAATGGAACGGCGTACAAATATCTACTGCATCAAACACTCAAACACTTACTAATAAAACAATTAACGGTACAAATAATACAATTACAAACATAAGTTTAAGTACGGGTGTTACAGGCATTCTTCCCATTGCTAATGGCGGTACAGGCGCAACAACAAATACTGACGCAAGAACAAACCTAGGTGCAACAACGGTTGGTAGCAACTTTTTTACGCTTACTAACCCATCGGCAATTACATTCCCACGCATGAACGCTGATAACACCGTTTCATCATTAGACGCGGCAACATTTAGAACGGCTATTGGTGCAGGCACAGGTTCAGGAACGGTTACATCGGTTACAGGCACAGCCCCTGTTGTTTCAAGTGGTGGCGCGACCCCTGCAATAAGCATGGCGGCGGCAACAACATCTGTTAATGGTTATTTAACATCAACCGATTGGAACACCTTTAATGGCAAGCAAGCCGCATTAGGCTTTACGCCATATAACGCAACCAACCCAAGTAATTACATTGCACTTGCATCAGCGATTACTGGCTATACCGTTGGCACAAACACAGCCCTTGCCGCAACGGACACTTTGCTTGCAGGTCTTGGCAAGATTCAAGGTCAAATCAATGCTAGAAGTGGAACGGTAACAAGCGTTGGCGGCACAGGCACGGTTGCAGGTTTAACGCTTACAGGCACAGTTACATCAAGCGGCAACTTAACCCTTGGCGGTAATTTAAGCATTACTGCCGACATGATTTACGATACATTTACAGCCACAGCAAGCCAAACAACATTTACATCAAGCACCACATACACTAGCGGCAAGATTGAAGTTTATGTAAACGGTGTAAAAATGCGTAACGGTTCGGATGTTACTGTAACAAGCGGCACAAGCGTTGTATTTGCAACAGGGCTGGCGGTAGGTTCGCTAGTTGATTTAGTTTACCCAACTTAGGATTATTTATGGACACCCAATCATTACTTAACCTTTTATTTTCATCCGCAGGGTTGATACTTGGTTGGTTTTTACGCGAATTATGGGCGGCGGTTAAAGATTTAAAAAGCGACCTTGCAAAGTTGCGTGAAGAATTGCCAAAAGAATATGTTGTTAAAGACGATTATCGGCAGGATGTTAAGGAATTAAAAGACATGATTGCCCGTTTATTTGATATATTGGAAAAACGCCGCAATGATTAACAGCCGCAAACTAGAAGATTTGCACCCTAAAGTTAAAGGGTTATGCGAACAGTTTATTCATGCCTGCGATGCGGTGGGCATTGATGTTTTAATAACTAGCACTTACCGCGACATGGAATCGCAAACGGCTTTATATGCACAAGGGCGCACGACTAAGGGCAATATCGTTACCAATGCCAAGGCTGGTCAATCCTTTCACAATTATCGGGTTGCTTTTGATTTTGTTCCTATTGTTGGCGGCAAGTGTGTTTGGAATGATGCTGGTCTGTTTGCCAAGTGTGGGCGCATCGCGCAATCGCTTGGATTAGAATGGGCTGGTGCATGGGCTGGCAAGTTTAAAGAAACCGCACATTGTCAGTTTACAGGCGGCTTATCGTTAGCAGATTTTCAAAAGGGAAAAACATTATGAAATTATATTTACTTGAAAGACTAAAAGAACCATCAACATGGCGCGGTCTGACGGCTTTATTAACGGCGGTTGGGGTTGCACTATCACCTGACCAAGTTAATGCCATAGTAAGCGCAGGATTAGCCTTAATGGGCGTTTTGGGTGTATTTACTAAAGATAAGGGCAATGTTTAAGATATTTGACATACTTGACCGCCTGCTTTTGCTTATAGTGAAGTGGGCGGCTCAACGCGAACAGTTAAAAGCGCAAAAGGAACGCGATGAATTACTTAAAAACCCTGCCGATTGGTTTGCTGGTCATTTTAACGGCGTGCCAACAGATACCAACCAAGCCGACCAAGCCGACACTTCAGATTCAAAAGCAAAATGATGGTGGCATTTGCCTGGATAAGGATAATGCGGCAAAACTTGGTCAATACATATTGGAATTAGAACGCTAATAATTATTTGAGTGATATATAACTGGCGCAATCATCGCCACCTTTCCAAAATTCAGACCACGCTTGATGGTTGCTTGTTGGCATAACATAGCGTTTGCATCCTTGCCTATAAGCGCAGACCATTGTTCTTTCGGGGGATTGCCCTGCACATTTTACAAAATCCTTGTTTCTAAAAATAGCATCGTATTTGTCTGCATAAGTGTTGCTTGCTTTGCTAACAATGGCATCGCCAGTTATATCGTTTTTACTCATTATATTGCCCTTAATTTATTGCGTGGCACACTATAAAATGCACCATTGCCAACATCAGTTAAATTGGCATCAATCAAAAAATCTTCACGACTGATAAAGCCAACCACATCCACAAAATCAAAGCCAATTTCAGTAAGAATAAAGATTTCGGCTGGTTTATTTTCTGACCATTTTACAGCATTAAGATTGCCGCCTTGTTTCCTTGTTGATTTTACATCAATCGTTTTGCCAGTTCTACCTATAAGGTCAGCCCCAAACTTTCTAAAGTCGCAATTAAAATCAAAATGCACATTTAATAACTTGGCAACAGCATATTCACTCATTACGCCATCAATAGACATATTCAAACCATCAGCACCTGATTGATTGCGGTCAGTTCCTTTTTCGCTTGTTATATTAAAGCGCATTGTGCCTATAACATGAATTAAGTTTATTTCGGTATCGCTTAATTTAACAATCATTTAGTTTCCTTGGCATTATTTTTACAGCCATAACATCCATCATCAATGATTGGTTGTTTTGAGTATTGGCAATCACGCGTAAAAACATAATTCCATGATGTTTTGTTATTGCTATGAAATACAAAAGCATACTGACATCGGTTAGGCACTAAATTGCTATGGCATCCATTCATAATTTTTTAGCCTTTATAATTGCTTTGTTCCTAGCATCAACACAATTTTTGCATAAAATACGGCAACCAACTTTTTTAATTGCAGGCATTTTATGACAGGACATACAAAGTTTGGTCATATTAAATCCCAACCAAATTTAATTGCAATCCACATTGCTTTTAATACAAAAGCAAAACAGCCTAAAAATATAATTCCATATAATGCGGTTGCAACCCATTCGCCAAATTTAAGCATTATTTTTAATGTTTTATTTTTTATCATAGCGTTGGTTCTTTTTTAACAACTGTCCAACCCTCATAATCATAAGACCGCATATATTTACTAGACCAAAGCACATGAATTGCTATTGAATCATTTGTCCAACATCCAAATGTTGTTTCGGATGTATTGTTTAAAATATAAGCAATTTTTCCTGATTTAGCGCATGATTCATCGGTTAAAACAATTTTATTACCATCTTTGTTTAAACACCACATGATGGCTTCAGATTGCGCCGTTATTGAAAACAACGCTAATAACAATGCTGATAATTTAATCATATACTTTGTCCTATATAAGTTGCCTTGCTGTCTTTAAATTGCACTTCAACAGCGCAATCTTGCCCCGTGTTTCCAGTTAGTATTTTAAATACTAAGCAACCAATAGAAACCATTAGCACTATAAACAGAACGGCAACCACAACTTGTTTGTCGCCACCCCTGAAACAATCACAGTCGCGCCCTTGGCGGCAATTTTTATAGCAACTCATAATCCCACCTTTGATTTAGTTTAGCGACTTTTAAGCCTGCATTATAGCCAATGTCAAACCACACCTTTTCCAAATCTTGTTGATTTTTCTTTTGAAATTCCATGCCGCGTGTAAATGCGCGTTCAATGGTTTCATCAAACTGTTCGTCAGTTATATACATATAGTTTCCTTAAAGGGCTTGCGCCCTTGTTAGTTAAAATGGAATGTCCGATTCAATTTCATCAATTGGCTTTTCAGAAACCGAACCTGATTTGCTATAAGGCTTTTGGTTTTCTTTTGGCATAGGTTCTTTCATCATTAGCCAACCATCAAAGTTAATTGGCAGGCTTTCAAGATGTATTGCTTGACCGCCCGATTTTGTGTCCATTACAACACCGCAACGAATCCAGCGAGTCTTATCGTTTCCTTCTTTATCTTTGTAAGTTTCGCCACGGGCGATTATTTCATGCGTTATAGCCATCTTAATTCCTTTAGTTGATTTACTGTTTCAGACACTTCATTAAGGAACGCAACTACAGCCGTTCCTGCTTCTTGCAACCATTCATCATCGCGTGGAACGCGGACAATAAATAATTCCAAATCTTCACCCACATCGGGGCAGTAGGACACAAAGTCCACAAATTTATAGGTATTACCTAGGCAAGCCATTTGCCATTGCATTTGGGCAAAGTATTGGCTTGGGGCTGTTCCGCGTAACATTGTTTCAAGATGATTGGCTGGCGTGGGGCATTTGATTTCAATGCTTCCGCCATCAACTAACCCATCAGGGCTTGCGCCTGCCATTTCAATGGTCGGGTGCTGAATAAAGCCAACTTCATCAACCATGACGCCTTTTTTTAACTCATACAAAGCCCTTGCAAGCGGCTCTAACGCATTTCCGCGTTCCATGTGGGCGTTGGTATAGGTTTCTGCTTTGCGCCCCGTTAAGCGTTCACAAACCAATTGCATACGGTAGTTGCGGCGCGTTACTGCTTCCCCTGTTTTAACTGTTGCTAATACATCGGCTAGTCGACTGGCACTAACCTTGCCCAAGCGTGCGGCAAACCATTCATCTGACCCTTGAATTTCATTCATGGCGTTTCCTTTATTTTTTCAGCAATTTCCCTATCAACTAATATGCCCAGTTCGGCATCAATGGCTTCATCTAAATCATTGCCATGCAAAACCAATGCAGAACCTTTGTTAGAATAAAAAATTGATTCAAAGCCTGCGTAATTATTCCAATCGTAATTGGCATCGGATTGGTGTATTTCATTAATGATGCTTGGAACGACATCGCGTAAAAAACGATAACGCACAGCGTCAGCAACTAATAATTGCATTTCAGAATCGGGTAATTGTTCAGTCATTTACTTTCCTTTTTTAAGTTATGTTTTTTGATACGACATCAATTATTTCTTTGTTGATATTAAAATTGACAAGATAATCATCTTTAATATATGAAATTTCATCATCTAATCTATCAGCCGCAGATAAAACCATAGCCGCTTTTAATAATACAACTAATTGATATCCACCAACGCTATATGGGTGAATTTCATCATAAGCATCATGTATAACAGCACCAAAAGCCGAACATAATATGTGCATTGCTTCAACATATTCACCTTTTGTTATTTCTTTAATTTTTGCATAAGCAGATAAAATTGTTTGAACATTAGTTATTAGTTCAACTTCATTGCCAAAACTTATATCTTTTAAAATTTCTATTGCCGCATTTACCGCTTCCTGACATTTCTTTTCACACAATTCTTCATCTTTATTCATTTTGCATCCTTTCTTTGAATTTGTTGGGCAAACAACCATTTTTCGCCCATCATTTGTTTACAGGCGGCAACTTTCTTTTCGCGTAATTCCACAAGGCGTGGGCTTGGTGGTGCTAGTTTGTAAAGGCTGGTAATAATCATTTGGCATCCTTTGTCAGTTTGGCTTTCATTGCATCTTTTGTTGATGTAATAATTTTTAGTTCGGCGCGACTATCTTTGAATAACGGCATAATCTTTAAATAAGATTCCTGCAATTCTGCCAATGTAGTGCAACCGTTTAATTCGGCAATTTCATTATCAAGGCTTGGTTCGGGTAAATCTTGACCGGCATACAAATACAGCGCAAGACCAAACATTGCTAAATTTTTTGTTAAGCATCGCATGATGGTTTTATTAACATCGCACATAGTGAACGCATCAACGCTTTTTTCTGCAAACTTAGTTGTGTAAGTATAGGCTTCACGCTTCATGGCTTTATTTGCACCATTCATAACTGGCAACCACATTTCATGGGTTATGCCGCCAGCCGTAACTTCGGTATAAACCATTACGCCAGCATCGCTTTCAAAGTATGGCAAACCATTGGCTGTTTTAATTATTCTGTAAGTCGCATCGGGGCAAGCAATTTTAAATTCATGCCAAGCCCAAGTCCATGACAAATAACTTAGCCCATCTTTTTTTTCAACGCGGTCATTGACATTTATACTGCTTAATTTTTCAAAACTCATATTTTATCCTTTAGTGTTAAACAGCAAGCAAGCAAAGCAAAAAGCCTATTGCTACCATGCTACCGACAAAGCAAACGGTTTCAACAGCAATGTTAAGCCAGTTTGTTTCAGATTTTACAACTAGGTTTTTATAATCTTTCATTACCAATCCTTTACTTCATTAAGCATCCAACGGGCAAAGCCATCGCAATCGTGATTGGCTTCAACATAGTCTGCCATGTCGCGAATTTTGCTATTGTATAAATCGCGAATACGACCTAACTTATCGTCATTTGCATCGTAAAGAATGACAAGGACTTGGTCGCTGATTAAATCAGTTTCTTCAATGTAGTCTGATAGGTTTGGGGAATTGATTAAGTATTGCTCAACAAGGTCTGCGATATTGGTAGGAATATCTTCAGAGTAATCATCGTCAAAAACAGGGCGGACATATTTCATTTTAGTTTCCTTAAGTTTCCAAAAGGGGCTTGCGCCCCGTTGATTAATCAGCGCGTGACTGCGCGTATGCTTTGATTCCAAAAGACTGCATAACTCTTGCATATGCTTCTGCGCCGCGTTCTTTAACATCCATTGATTGCGTTCCGTTGTTGGCTGGATTCCAAACTACATAACCCTTGTCCCAACTTTTATTTGCAATGCCTGCTTTAACTAATTCTTTAGTTTCAGGCTTGCGACCATCCATCATTAATTTAACCCAAGCAAAACCGCAATAAGCAGGTTCGCCATATTGTTGCATAAAAGCGGTTTCAGCATCTACTGCCGCTTGTTTTGCTATTTCATGAATTTTGGTGATTGTTAAGTTTGTCATTTTTAAGTTTCCTTTAAGTTTCCGTTTGTGTGTTGCCTGACCACGCCACTACATTAATCGCTGTTAAAAACTATTGCAACTTATTTCTGCGTTTAATTAAAATAAAACAAAAAGGGGCTTTCGCCCCAATTTTTAATAATTTACAACTTGACCGGTAAAAACATCAACGACCGTCTCGCCACCAAATGCATTTTGCATTTCAGATTTTTCTTCAGCGGTGTAACCATATTTGCGGCGATTAGCAATATATTGTGTTAAAAACACTTCGTCTTCTTTATTTTTAGTAGCAATGCTGTCATAAAGATTTTCTGAAGTGATATAACCTGCAACACATAATTCTGCCAAAATATCTTTAGGGGGAACTACATCGTTTGAATTCCAACGAACTACATTGTTAGAATCTATATAAAATTGATTTGCGTGTTTGTTTGCGTATGCGTTCATTTTAGTTTCCTTTAAGTTTCCGTTGGTGCTAAGTCAGCACAGTTTGTATACTAATCACATTTGACATTGATGCAAGTCATTTATGCGGTTTAATCAAAATTATTTTTTAATGTTACAATAATGTCATGAAATCAAGCGAACATCAGGAACAGGTTGCCGTAATTGACTGGTTTAGATTGCAATATAGGCAATATAACAAATACTTATTTTCTATTCCTAATGGCGGTGTTCGTCATATAGGCACAGCCGTTAAACTTAAAAAAGAGGGTTCAATGGCTGGTGTTCCCGATTTATTCTTGATGATACCTAAAAATGGTTTCCATGGATTATGGATTGAAATGAAAGTTAAAGGCGGTCGGGTTTCAGACAGTCAAAAAGAATTTATGGGTGCGGCAACGCTAATGGGTTATCCAGCGGTTGTTTGTTATGGGTTTGATGAAGCAAAAAACGCAATAAATAACTACTTGCAAGATACAAAATAATAATATAATGTCTGCGCATCGGATTGATAAACCGGTTCACATAAAGGATGTATCAAAAAAATGTTTCAATTTAATTTTTATTCACTAGCGGAAAAGGTAATAATCCGTTTGCATCCTTGCGTGGTTTCTTACTGTTGGACTTATCATCCAGCCCGCTACTGAATAGGAATTAATATGCATTACTATCAATTCAATATCGGTGATTATTCAAGCCACACCAAACATTTATCCCCTACCGAAGATATATGTTACAGGCGACTGCTTGATTATTACTACCTGCATGAACAGCCAATACCAAACGATTTGGCAAAAGTAACAAGACTTTTGTGCCTGAACAAAGAATACATACCCGATGTTGAACAAGTGTTAAATGAATTTTTTATGCTATCAAATGACGGTTGGATAAATGAAAGGGCTGATAAGGAAATAAAACAGTATCAATCATTCAAGACCGCAGGCGCGGCTGGGGCGGCAAAGCGGTGGGCAAAGCCTGACAATAGCGATGGTATAGGGGGGCTATCGGGGGGTATAGCAAAGGCTAATGCTAAACAAGAAACATTAACCATTAAACATAAACCAGTTAAATACATACCGCCAATTCCTGAGGAATTATTATCTGAATGGCTTGCAGTTAGAAAAAAGAAGCCCGTAACAGAACGCGTATACAACTCAGTAGTAAAAGAAGCAAACAAACTTGGCTGGACACCTGAACAAGCAATAATAAAATGTTGTGAAAAAAGTTGGACAGGATTTGAAGCCGCATGGATTACCAAAGACAACAAACCAACATATCAAGATGCAAGGGAAGCGGCGGCTAGAACAGCATTCGGTTCATTGCTAATAAATCAAAATAATATAAAGGTGATAAATCATGAATAACCAACCAATACCGATGGAATGGGTTGAAAGATTATTTCAAAGACTGCATGGAAGATTTGGAAATACTTTTATAGACAAATTTAAACTAGGACAATTAGACGCAAACGGTCAGGACATTGGAATACTTAACGCCAAAACAACATGGGCATTAGAATTGTCCGGAATAAGCGTTGAAAGATTGAAAGCAGGACTAGATGCCAAATACACATACGCACCATCATGTGATGAATTTTTAAAACATTGCGTAACAAACAACATACAAGACTTCAAAGCACTACCAGCCCCTGCATACGAAGTTAACAAAGCGCAAGCAGATAAACTGTCAAAATACATAAGCGACAAATTAAAACCAAAAACTGATTACAAGGCATGGGCAAAGCGCATTATTGCTAACCCAAAGAATTTCCCTGAAATTAGCCTTAAATATGCACAGGAAGCGATGAAACATGAAGTGGCATAAGTTGGACAACTATTGCATTAAGTCCGATGATTGGTTTATTGCTAAGTATTACAAAGCGGATGGAACGGTTAAATACGGATTATCAAATAAAAACACTAATCATGGTTATTTTGACAGCGCAAAAGATGCCAAAGATAAAGCGGAAGAATTAAATAATGGCAAGTAAATATATAGGAACAAAATATAAACATACTGGTTCAGAATGCAAACAAGATTGGAGATATAAAACTATGATTTTTGGTAATAAAGTTTTAATCTTTAAAAAATTATATATAGAATTATCTGATTTTTTTGGTAGTGATGCTGCTGTTAATAAAGCATTAAATTTAGGGCATAACACGGCTTATGTTTTTGATAAACAATTA